CGGGTTCATTCGGCACATCCGAGAGTCGAGCCTGCTTTCGCCCCACATGAAGGGGCTCACGGTCAAGGACTACGAGTCGTACCCTCAGTACTACGCTCTCGAGCGACACACGCAGATACCAGCGCCTGATAATGCGCTTTTTGTGGCGCAAGACGCTTCGGTGGCGACCTTTAATGCGGGAACCGTGTTTCAGTACAAGTACTGCTACTACAACACGAAGACGCAGGAGATGGGTCCGATGTCTCCGTCGTCTTCAATCGAGATAACCGCGCCAGGAGGTAGACCGTCGATGGATGTCGGAGGGACTATTATAATGCGCTCCGATTACGGCGCTGCCGTTTACAGGACGAAGGACGGCGGCTCTGAGTTTTATCATTTGGCAAACGTTGTCATTGGCAGCACTAACTGGCTCACCGACACCGTCACGGACGCCAATCTTGGCTTCTCTCACCAAGACGTAGACTCAGCAGGAAACCTGCTCTCCTCAAACATTGGGGCTGTGGCAGAGCGCGACCTCAGCACTGGCGGAAGTCATCACATTCGCCTCTGGCCCCCGCCGGATGAAGAGTATCTCGTGGACGTGACGTACTTTGTTGCTCCTCAGGAGCTCACAGAGGACCATGATACGCCGCATATCCCCAGGCAGCATCAGCCCATCCTTCTCGACTTAGCGGAGAGCTATGCGCTCAGCGAAGAAGAGAACCATGGCGCTGCAGCTCAGAAGAGAGCCTATGCGATGGAGGGGGTAGATCGCATGGAGCGCGAAGAGGAGGCGGATCCAGGCACACGCATTCAGATTGGTCGCGGGGAGCCTGAGATCGACGAGGCCCTTGGCAGTTGGCCTAGAACCATCACGGGCTAGGGGACGCTTTAATGGCTCGCATAGCGCAGGGGAAAGGTTTCCATGCTGTACCCGTGCTTACCAGGGGCCTTACCGACCGTGTCTGGGCCCAGAGCGGCGAAGCCCGAAAAGTAGACGGTTGCTACTTCCAGGTAGTTGGGACGGTTGAGAAGACTCGAGGGATAAGAAACCTCGTCGACTGGGCCGTTGATGAGTTCCACCTCCTGAATACAAGAATCAGCTCAATGACTCCGTTCCAGATAAGGGGAGGCCCTAGCGAGCTTGTCATCTCCTTAACGGGCGACAGTGGCGAGGCGGAGGGTTTCTATCCCGTAGCGCTAGGCCGGCTGAAGGACTCTGACGGCAACACCCTAGACAAGTACAAGGGGAGTCGACTGCTTGTTCTAAGAGGGGACAGGCTAGAGAATCCTGGGATACCTCATATTGGAATTGATAGTCCCTGGCATAGCCACTTTAAGGTTCCTGGTGCAAGCGACGATCTTGGCTACCAGTTCATCGATGGCAGGCGAGTTGAGCCGGAAGACCAGTACGGAGGAGACTACTTCGCGTCCTGGGCGAACTGGCTGTTTATATCAAACGGTGTAGACGCAAACGTAAAGTGGAATGGCGACTATGCGGCAAGGGTAGGAGTGACCGAGCGCCCATCTCCACTGCACGTCGAGAAGATGGTTAGTTCGAAGTTCGACCCTGCCTTCTCTATCGGAGAAGAGTTCAGTGGCTTTGGCGAGGCCGATAGGGGCAATGAGGCTAACGAGGTTCAGAAGTTTCAGTACAAATGTACGTTTGTTGGATCTACCGGAGCTGAGGGGCCTCCGGGCGATGCGAGTGACTTTGTTACGACAGGCGAAATGTATGACGATAAGGCCGGCGAAGATTTTGATGAGGTTGTCGGCGTTACAACATCGGCCAACAGGGCGTTAATCCAACTCACCGGGTTTGACAGGCCTAAGCAGCAAGATGTCATCTGGAGGAATATCTACAAGAGGGCGAAGGACGGGGAGTACTACTTCTGGCGACAAATCTGCATCAACGAGCGCACTGTCTACGACCACGAGGACACACTATCGTCAGCTGCGCTAGGCTCGCCCCTTCGGGAAAGCCTGACCGCCCCGCCAACAAGCAAGTTCATTAAGTTCTTTAGAGGGCGCGGGTACTACGTCGCGAAAGAGTTCCCGTCGTTTGTGTTCTACAGCGACCCTGGCCTGCCAGAACAGATGAGCTCAGCCCTGCAGTACCTGGACGTAAATAGCGCTGACGGAACGCCGGTAACGGGGGTGGTTACCTTTGGCGATTCGCTCATTATCTTCAAAAAGGACTCGATGTGGCAGGTGACTGCTCTTGCTGACGGTTCGCCAATCCTTACTCCCGTAGACGAGTCAATCGGAAGCACCTCTCCGAGGGCATCTATCCTGGCCTATGAGCGCCTTGTTTTTGTCGGCGTTGACGGGGTGTATCAGTTTGATGGCGCTTCGGTGAAGCCCCTGTCTGAGAACCTGAACAATTGGTGGAAGAATGTCTTCACCGAGGGGCTGAGGACCGCAACAGCATGGCTTGATGAGCGAGAGAGAAGGCTGTTTATATCTCTCCAGAGCGGCCCTGGCGATCTAAACGACATGGTTGTTTGTTACCACTACCAGCTCGACGCCATCACGGTGATAAAGGGCCAGAGGATCACAGCATCAACTGTCTACAAGGGGGAGGCTCTCCTTGGCGTCCAACTTCCAAAGAAGTCGGCCAGTGTGCAGAGCGAGGTTTATAGGAGTGGCGTAACAAAAGAAATCCGAAACTCAGACATTGTCATCTGGGGCCTTGGCGATTCGATGGAGTATGGATACCGACCCGGAAGAGAGGCTGACCCAGACGATTCAAAGAGGCCCGTTACGGTTTCAGCCGGAAGCATCGCTGGAAAGATTCGTTTCGGCCCATACAGCGCAAATCAAACAGGGTGGAACTCAGACGAGCAGATGGAGGTTGCCGGGATAGACGTGTTCTTCCCGTACATGGGCGACCAAGACTTGACTGTTCGCTGGTATAAAGACCGGAATCCGGAGGCTGTTGGCTCGAGAACATTCGCTCTTGACCAGTTTGGAACAGCTGCACAGAAAACAGAGAACACAGATCTCACTACGCTAGTTGGCTGGGCTGACGACCCAGTCGACCTTGACGACACAACAACGCATAAGAACTGGGGAGAGGGAAAGTGGAATGGCCGCAGACAGTTGTTCCAACGACTTGTCTTCCCAGAGACCGTGATTTGTCGTGAAATAGAGATTGAATTTGAGAATGGCAACGAGAAGGAGCCCTTCATGCTTGACGGGTTCGTCTTGTGGCGAGCAAGCAAGGGCTCTGAGAGGCAACGGTAATGTCCTGGGAAGGTCGCGATGAAGAAGAACAGGCGGCAGTAAGGACTACCCTTGCCACAAGCGAAGCCATGCTTTCTAGGCTGAGGAGAGCTGTCAGTAGGTCCAACCTAGGCGGGTCAGGGTCATGGCCGCTTTCAAAAAGGGCCTCGCATTGCCTTCGCCTTCTCGGAGGAGGAGGATCTGTTTCGGTCGACAGTCCAAGATCTGTCCGCAGGGCCATTACGATTATAGAGAACTACAAGCCTTCGGCGGGTCCATAGGATGTACTACAGGAAGGGTTTTTATCCTCGACCAGGACAGGCTGACGTTCCAGACGATCTGTGGGCTGAGTTCCAGCGCATTCGCGGACACATGTCCACTATTGACCAAAACAACGTGGACAGGGAGACCCTAACTCCGATTAAGATCGTCCCTCCAACGGACCTTGAGCATAACGGAACATCTGACATCGTCGACCAGCACGGCGAGTTTTTATACAAAACATCAGATGCGTCGTCTTTGGCGGAAAGAAACATTGCTAGGCAAGTCATTAGGTGGCGAGACCTTGGAAAGTACGGCCTAACCCTAAGCGCCCAGTCTAGGGGCGATGGTCCCTGGGTGGTGGGTGCGTCCATTGACTTTGGCGTATACAACACTGAAGACGGGACACATGTAGACGATTCCCTTGGACCGTACATAGAAGGGGGTTTGGGCGGTCATGACAGGGCGAACATTTACTTAAGGATAAAGAGCTCTCAAGATGGGCTTTCTGTTGCTGAGGGCGTTGGCGGGATTAACCACTCAGTCTTTGGCGGCTCTGTCGCGGTTGTCACAACCGTCATAGCCCGTGGCGGACAGATACAGTTTTCACCGTCAATCAAGTACAGGGAAATGCACCGAGGCGATAGTGGTACACATACGACTGCCCATGAGGTCAACCCAGACGGCGGCGGCGGAACGCTGCTTACCCAAAGCGACGAAGCAAACGGCTGGGGTGTCAGGATTCTCAAAGCCAACATCTTTGCGTTTGCGTTGTACCGATAATGTCAGTCTTTATTTACACATCAGACTTTAGAGAGAAGGACGGAGAGGTTCTTTCGTCGTTAGATGTGTCAAACAACATTGAGGATATAAAGAACGCAGCAAACGCACTTACCTGGAAAAACATTGAGGATGGTTCGCTAGACACTTACCACCTCGCTCTGGGGGAGCGAACAAAGATAGCGGAGGGTCGTCACGACTCTCTGCTGACTGTCGCAGGAAGCCACACAACACTTGTTTCAAGGGTAACGTTCCCGGCAGCTG